GTTTGACTACGGGACACGGAAGGACTACATCGTGGACGACTTTGAGAACGTTGTTAGGGGCCTCAAAACACAACAGGTTGTTGAGATATTCGGGCTTCTTAAAGTAAGTGGTCACCCGCTTGTTGACCCGTACCTTGGAGGGGCCTCAGCTGCTGAAATAGCGCGAGAGCCAGACCAGGTCCGGACGCGGGATGCGATTCGTATGCAGTCGATGTTTAAGAAAACCTTCACAGAGGCGTTCATTAAAAGGGAGAAAGCATGGCCTAAACTCGAGTTCATCGATAAGGAGAAGAAAACAAGGCTTCAGGAATATCGCGCTATGAATTATCTTGGAGGTCACCGTATGAAATGCCCCCTGGGAGACTGGGAAAATGTTCGGTTCAATCGAAACTTTGAGTTTGATTTTTGTCCCAACTTCTTGGAGATGATCGATGATAAAGCGATATCTCAAACAAGGACAAATATCGCCTCCAATTGGGACAGAGAGGTTGAGCCAACCACACACCGTCGACTGTTAATTGAGATGATTAATCGTGAGGAGATCGACATCCGACAAATTGTGTATATGGTGATGCGACGTGAGATTCCTTTTGACTGGCTGATTGTGTCCTTGCACCCTAAAGAACGTGAGTTCAAACTTGCTCCTCGAATGTTCAGCATGATGGTACTTGAAATGAGAATCTTCTTTGCAGTAACGGAAATGAACTTAGCCGACACAATCTACCCATACATGGAGGCATTAACGATGACGGATAGTCGGGAGCAAGTTATGAAGAAGTTCTTAGATATGACGGCAAAGTCCTCAGACGACGTCTCACAGGTGATGTTCCTCGAGATCGACTTGTCAAGGTGGAACCTGAGATGGAGGAAATTGACAGTACATCTCATCGGTGACTGTCTAGATGACTTGTTCGGGATGCACGGTGTATACACCTACGTCCATACATTCTTTGAGCAATGTCTCTTTGTAGTGCGTGTAGCGGGCCTCCGTCCGGAAGGGATAGGAGAGAGACATCCTCCTGAGTCAGAACTTGCATGGGGAGGGGGAAGTGGGAGGCCCCATCTTGGGGGATGTGAAGGAATCGTACAGAAAGAGTGGAGTATTCCTACGAGTTTGGCGCTCAGCCTCGCGTTTGAAGATAGAGGGCTGCACTATAAAACAGCCGGACAGGGTGACAATCAGGTGGTTACAGTTTATTACTCGCGGAACTCTACACAAACAGCGAGAGAGCAGGCAATCACCCTCAGGGATGAACTTCTCCGTGCCATTAGTTCAGAATATGCTAAGGTTGGACAAGAGGTCAAGCCTGAAGAGTGTCTCGAGTCCTCTACTGTGATCACTTACTCTAAAGATGTCTTTGTGGACGGAGTGTATTGTCCTACAGCTCTTAAGTTCCACTCTCGCTTATTCCCCCATGCTTCACAGGACTTTCCATCTGTTAGATCCAATATTGGAGCAATCTTCTCAGGTGCAACCGCTGGTGGGGAAAGGTGTCTTAAGCCTACACGAAGCCTCTATCTTGGTCTCTTACAAGCTGCACTCTACTTGATCAACCTATCCCGTTGTACACAGCCCCATGGGGAATGGATCAGGGACACATATGGAGAGACAGGTGACTCGTTCCTCACATTTGTGCTGACTCTTCCATCTGACTTGGGAGGGTTCCCAACTGCAGGAATTATGGAGTTCCTTTACAAAGGAGGGAGTGATCCATTATCCAAGGCACTCTGCAACATGGTGATACTTGCATCGGATCCGAGTGAGAGATTGTACGACAGAATGCTATCCCACCTCTCTGACGAGCGTCTCTACTCTCCACACCCGAAGCCACTCAGTCTCATCAGAGACCCCTATTCTCTACCATTCAACAAGCCTGTCACTCCTATCGATGGTATCACCCAACAGACCATGGATGCAATTTCTGGTGATTTCAAGAATCGAGCTCTCCGTGAGTTGGTCCAGACAAGAGTTACTGAACACATGGAAGAACTGGTCACAGTAATTGGCTCTATGCGACCGTTTAATCCGTTGATTGCTCACGACATTTTAGACTGCTCGATCTATGGGGTAGTAGAAACGATTGGCAAAATGTTTGTGGCAACTCGAACATTACAGAGTGTCGCGAGAATATATGACGGTGGGATCATAGAGAGGTTTATATCGCTTGAACGCGCTGGACTGTCATATCTGGCTCATCGATTCACATCCCTTCCTGGGAGCCCCTGGGTACCAACAACCGTCTTTAAGATGGCTGAGAGTTTGCGATCGAGGTGGGGTTCTAGTGGAGGCCCTGTCCCTGAAGGCATAACAACTCACAGTCCGATAGATTGTAAGGTGGATGTGAGTCGGCAATCGTACCTCCAAAACGGTCTCCACGCTTGTGCTTACGTTAAGAAGGAGACAGCTCACACCACTAGAGGACGATTCGATCCCTACGTGGGAAGCAAAACTCGTGAGAAGCGTAGCGAGCACGGGTACCGTATAGTGGGGAGTGACACAACATCTGCGGCTTTCCGGAAGTTACAACTTATATCAAGTCAAGTCGGAAAGGACGGAGCAACCAGAACTCTCATCGATCTTGTTGGGCTGACACGATCGAACACAGTCCTGTCGGCCGTAAGTGACCTGTTGCCTACTGTCACGGGGGGAACGCTGTCGCACCGGTATGCCGCGAGATCTGGCCACCAATCTGCTCACTGCACAGGATCACCAAACTTCTACACCCACTGTATGATCTCATCTGATCGAGCGGGAAAGCTCTCCGGAGGAACATACGACTACCCTATAATGTTCCAAGAATACTTCCTAGTAGCACTAAGTTTACTCATGAACACTGACGACAGCATCAAATACA